GGTGAGCCATAAACTTAACAGCAAGACCTTCACCAACTGCACCTGAGATCAAATCTGTCAATGTGTCAGTATCTTCCTCGTCATCGAACAAGAGTTCGGATACAAATGACCAGCTACGTGGGGTAGCAAAGGCACGTGATGCACTCTTAGGATCAAAGTCATACAAGTCCTTCTTAGAGAAGGTCAAGAAGCCAACTACGTCCTTGTGGATCTTGTTGTCGACAGCCCAACCAAAGTAGTCTTCCCAGTCAACTTTCATTTCCAAGTGAACGAAACGGTTAGCCAGCGGAGCAGGCATACGATAAGTGACGCCTTTGTCAGTTTCGCGATTACCTGCGGCAACAATGAGTACATTGTCTGGCAATTTGTAAGTGCCAACACGGCGATTCAAAACCAGTTGATAAGCCGCTGCCTGTACAGCAGGAGCCGCTGAGTTCATTTCATCCATGAACAAGATGATCTTACCATGTTGAGCCGCCATTGTTTCGTCTGGCAGTTCTACAGGAGGAGCCCATTCCATCTTGTTAGATGTAGCGTTAAAGAACGGAATACCTTTAATGTCTGTAGGATCCCACAATGACAAACGGATATCAATAACGTGAGCTTCGAGCTCAACGCCCATCTGCTTAACAATGTCTGACTTACCGATGCCTGGAGGACCCCAGAGGAACAACGGACGATTGGCTTTAAAAGCACGACGAAGGGATTTCTTAGCGGCTTTAGGGCCAACTGTACGTGAAAGGATCTCGCTCATATATACTCCTGGGTTAAAAAAGCGTTGAAGTTTAACTGTCTATGTATCTATTATACTGCCTAACAGCTTCTTCGTCAACAGATTTTTTAGGAGTCTTCGTCCATTTGGGCGTCTTTATTTTGGCGATTTATAGCTTTAACAAGTCCATATTTTCGAATATCGTCCGAAAACATGTAAAGCTCAAATGACTTGCGCTCAGAAAATACAGTAATGCTTTGATTTGTGAGATAGTATGGAAAATCCATAGTTCTATCAAAAAAGATAATAGTTTGGGGACTTAGTTCGATTGGTTCGGTAAACGGAATTTCATAACTGCGAAGTTCCAATTCATTTATCAAAAAGTCAAAACCTTCATCGCTAAGACGCAGTCCCCCGACATCCTTGCTTCTATGACTTTGCCACCATTTGTACATGTGCAGTTTGACATTGGCTGCATCTATACTTTTTTCCTTTTGTTGTAGGAAAATCTTAGTGAAAGTCTCTTTTTTAATCATATCAGTGTCTCTATTTGCGGCCAAATGCAATTTGCAAATTCGTTATGGCTCTTTGGACCAAAATGGACACCATCCCTGGCCAAATCATTTTTTTTAAGTATTGCTGCCATTTGAGTAAAATTTTTAAGACTGTTAACAGTATCAAAAAAATCTGTATGGCTTGAAGAAATGTCTTCCCAATAAGTGTATAATATTTTTGTTTGGTATCTTTCACAAATACTATCAATAGCCATTAATGATTTTAAAGATTCAAACATCATGTAATCTTCGTCTGCTAATAAACCTTGTGCTTTTTGAATTGTGTAGTATTCAGTTTCAGTCAATGTGTCAGGACTAAACATATATTTTATTATAGGATTGTACATAACAGATTTAGTATTTAAATAGAAATATCTTCTTGCGATAGGAGGTAGTAGAAAAAATATAAACTTTGGCTTTATTAAATCGATTGCCGATAACAGATACAGCGATTGTAAATCAATACTACTACCACTAACTGCCAAAGACCAAAATGGAATATTGATATTTTTTTTAGTTTGAATTTTTTGATATATTTTATAAGCCCACGTGTCTTCTACTGGAAGCCCATCGCCGCTAGTCATGCTACATCCTAAAAATAAAATTGGAAATTCTGACTTGACATTAAAAGAGTCACATCTAAAACCGTGTTCGTTGTATCGGTAATCAAAGTTAATAATATATCTGTCTTTACTTTTCCAGTTTTTTGGATTATCTGGCCCACACGTAGGACGAATGGCATTGCCATACACTTCGCTTCTGCTAGATAGAATTGTGTTATACATTACTTGATAATTTCGCCTGCTGTAAGTTTAACCACTTGAAAGTCGTCACAGTTAAACATTTGGTTTAACTTTTTGGCTAGATTATGTGCATGTCCAGGATTACTAAACGATACTTTTTTGTATTTAGGTCCTGGATAGCTGGTAATACTACTGGCCGATTTTAAATTAAATGGTTCTTGCTTATAGAATACTGCCCAGATTGCCTCGGCACTTAGAACTTGCTCGCTCTTATAGTTCTTTTTGTTGATGTATTCTAGCAGAACAGTCGGTTTAGGTCTTGACATTTGTATGCGTCCTATATTATGTACGCATATATTTATCAATCAATTCGTTGAAAACCCGCCGCCGTCCATTTGCACAGTCACTGTTCCGCCTGCACTTGATTCTAAACGTTTAAACAGGGTATCAAAATCTTCTAGCAATTTTGCATTGACTTCGCCTAGGCAATAGGCAAGTGCTTTGGCAGTTTTAATATCTAATTTAATTTCACGTTGTTGTGTAAGATCAGCAGCCTTTACCTGTTGTATAAATTGCTGAATAGGCACAGTATTAATCGGACTTGGCATTTGATAGTACCTGTTTCATTTCCATTTCACTCTTAAACGGTCCTTTTGTTGGATAGCGTTCAACAGTAATTAATTTAGGACAAAAGCTCTTAACCCAACCTTTGTCAAATTTAATTGTGTAATAGCCTGCACAATATAGACTTTTACTAGCCTGACTCTTAGTAAATAACGGCAATTTTCTCTGTACATTGAACACAGGATTGTACGGCCTACAGCTGGTAGGATAACCATAAACATCACGAACTTCCTCGTGTGTAATTTTTACTTTATCACCTACTAAGAAAAAGTCTTTACCAAATCTCTTTGTTAGCTCATCTTTTTTAGTGAAGTATGCTTCGCCGTCTTTAGAGCTGAGCATATACTTGTTATTTTCTTTTTTATGTAGAATGGCAACTTTTTCGCCGTCTTCTTCTACAATCCAAAATTTACCATCTACAATGGGTTTTGCTTTTAAATTCATTTTACATACCTTGCTTGAAATGGTTCTGCGTATTGCTGAATATTATCAGCAATTTTCTTCATGTCCCAGACATTACAAAACTTTAACATACGAATGCCAACTTGGTCAACTGTCTTGGCTACTGCATTAGTTTTAATAGTATCTTCAATAATCGTTCTAATTTCTGCAGGCTGTGCTGTTAGATCACACAACTGTACGTTGCGCTGATAGTCATCCATTACACGATGTTCTTCACCGTTGTGGTCAACCCATCTCTGCAACATGAGATTGTTCCACGCATATCCGCGGCTTTTACGATCTTCGAACGCCTCAGTAAGACCCACTTTGTTTTTTGTGCCTTTAGTACGCACACCTGGATACGCCGAGAAGACATTATCACTGGTATCACCACGCATACATTTTTCGAACAGCATCCACTCTGGATCTTGTGCAGGCTTTGGCTCGCCCGTCTTTTTGTCCTTAACAGGTTTACCTTTTGCATCAAAGATACCTTCGTGTGTAATATGTAAGTCACCTACGCCATTATACTGACTGACGGTAGGACTTACTAATTGTGCAAAGTCTCCATCAGTTGAAATAATAACGTGCTTTGCTTCCGGATGCATCTGAATGAAACCAGCAATCAAATCATCAGCTTCTAATTGCGGATGTTGCAAGACTGTACAGTTAGTCTTCTCTGTCACAAACTTTTTGAACTCGTCAAATGCTTCCCAGAACAATTTATCTTCTTCTTGTTCTTTGACAGTCATAGCACTACGAGTTTCTTGCCTGTTAGCTTTATAAGGCTTGTAGAAGTCTTTACGCCAGCTACGACCTTCGAGGCAAAATACTACGTGTGTGCCACCAAAGTCTTGCCATGCCTTCTTAATACTGTTAAAAGTAATATGGAATGCCATGCCTAGCTTGATGTCGCTAGATCCTTGCACTACGTGCCGAGCACGAAAAAATGTGTTAGCAGTATCAACTAAAATGTATGTCATAGAGTGTGTGATTAATTAACAATAAACAATTATACCTTATATTTTGGGTATAGTCAATCATTATGATACTTCTGATTTGTCTCTTGTAATTGGCACTACATTAATATACCCAGCACCTCGTGTAGTGTCCTGCCCTTCCTCACCTAACATGTTTCGGACAATATCACGGAACCAACGATCTACAATCTCTTCGTCAGGATCCCCATCAAAACCATATCCTGATTGTTTTAATTCTAAGATGAATAGATCATTCCAATCAAGTTCAAAAAATCCGTTTCGAATATTATCTTTATTAACGTGAGTATCTAACACACTAACCCAAGGCTCTCCTTTAGCAGTAGCACGTTCCTTCGGAGTCATTTTAGCAAGTTCTTCAGCACGTTTGGCTGCTTCCTCACGAACTTTGGCTTCTGCTACTCTAGCTAATGCTTCAGATTTTTCTTGCTCTGCTTGTGCTTTTTCAGCTTCAAGTTTGTCAATGCCAACGATACGTTTTAAAAAGTTCTTCATTATGTACCCCACTCATTTTTAAATAACGGCACTTGCAGTCTATCACTATAGCGCAAGCCGGTTTTCATTGCCATGTCTGCTACTGCTCTGTTATTAAGAGCATAAACACTTTCAACTCCGCCTACTGGCATTAGATAAACATGTCCTTTGAATCCTGCTTTACGATAAGCGGCAATAGCACATTCGGCATCAGCAAAGTCTTGTTGTGTAGCAATAACAAATTTTAAATACGCTGTGCCAACTTGTTCGTATTCGCATACAACTTCCGGAAGGATTGCTTCTTCCCACTTCTCACCACTGCAAGGTAGTTTAGCACTTACACTAAATGTAACTTCTCTATCCCAGTGTTCAGCAGTCCACTCTCCTAAGTAGTGTTTAAACTCCGGAGTAAGTTTCTGAGTACCATTAGTTTCAAATGTAATCTCTTTCAATCCAGCCATTTTAGGATGATCTAACAAGTCTGGATAAGCACGTTGCCAACCTAGTAAAGGTTCACCACCTGTAATAACAAGATGCTCGTCCTTCCACTCACCGTGTGGAATAATTTCTGCAATGCGATCTGCAATAGCATCACTAGTTAGCATTGGACTAAGGTCCTTAAAGCGTGGATCCCAACTAGCATAGCTGTCACAACCTGTACTAACAAGCGGCAACATTTTGTAGTCGTTATATTTTGTTGGATCGATATTGTCTGCTTCTTGACTTAGTTCGCCTCTAGGCATACCAAAGCCTTGACATTTAAAGTTGCAACCAAATGTACGTAAGAAAACAGAGGGGACGCCCATATAGCGTCCTTCACCTTGTATGCTGTAGAACAGCTCTGCGATTTTAATTTTACTCATAATTTTAATTTTTCCATTGTTGCAATCTTACTAATACGTTCACCGAAGTCTTGATCATTAGTAATAATGTAAGTAGTAGTATCGCTATTATCATTTCTACGATCATAGCGTCTAAACTCTACTACCTTACCACCTACTGCTGAATAGACTTTAAAGTTTAACACTGGATCGTCACTGCATATTGCGTCTGTGTCTCTACTAGTTACTAATCCTCTAGATACCTTGCAGTTTTCTTCGGCATATTCGCGACCTTGGTGTGCCCACTGAGCTACTAATCTTTTAAACCATTTCATTTACATGTTCCTAAATAATCATCTAATCTTTTTGCAGCCTCGTCAAAGTCTATAGCCCATACTTTAGCTGTTATTATACTATCTTTAATCTGCATGTCAAATGAAATCTCACCATTAAACCGGAAGTCATCTGGAACTTCCGTAGTGACAGTAAACTCATGTAAGTTCTTTGCTCTAAAGATTAGGTCATTTGCCATATCAACTGAGTTCATTATTCATCCTCCGGCTTGGGATTTGCTTCACTCCACGGCCATGAAGTACTTGGATTTGGCCTAGGCTTTAGTTTAATGTTTTCTTCAATGACTCTGCCATCATCTTCGCATAAGTCTACTTGATAAGGTGCAATGACATGCACTGCAGTGTCTTCTTCCCACCATTCGTGTTCACCGTCAAACAACCATGCCGCACCACCTTCGTAGTATAATTCTTTAATTTCTTGTTGTTCTAATGCTGTAATGTCGTCACTAAATTCCCATTCGATGCTAATACTGTCATCGAACTCACAGCCCCAGCCTGCATCAGTTCGAGCATAAGCAACCTTATCGCCTTCATAGGGAAGATTACAGTCTAAGTCACCTTCTACAAAACCTTGACCCCAACGATATGTTTCGTCAATGTTAAACCAACTAATACTATCATCTGGATTCCTACGGAACATTTCTACATGATAGACGATGCTTTTCTTTTCTAGTGGTTTGATTACGTATACACTCATTTAAACATCCTTGCATCTAAGATTATTGATGCACCTAATATTAGCCATACTATGCCAGGCCAAAAGTTTCCCACAAGAATATGTGCAATACCTGAACCTATGTTAGCACCACCAACTACATAGCCAATCGTTTTACGGTGACGACCAAACCATTCAAAAAACTTATCCATGATTATTCCTTGACTTTCTTTGCACGTTTAGGTTTAGCATCTGTGACTTCTACACTAGCACATGCTTCTCGAACTTCTTTTA